ATGTGTAAGGATATTTTTGCGCAGCAGCTTGACGTTCTAATGCAAGTGCTTGTTCCTCTGCGTCATTGAGGACAGCTTCTTCTATAGCGCCTTGACCAAACGCACCAGCGAAACCTCCAATAACACCGCCAACTAATCCACCAACACCAGCACCGATAGGGCCAAAAGCCGCACCACCCATCATACCAAGCTTAGCACCACCTAACGCACCAGCAGTCGGGCCGATAGCTTGTTTCAACCCAGTGCCTACCGTACTAAGACGTGTAGTATCTTCATAGGCTGCTTCTTCGTTAGTGACGTAGCGATACTGAGATGGATCAAGACCCATCCTCAGTAGCCTCTCTCTACGTTCTTCTTCGGTCATTGCCTTGAGCTAGTTGGACTGTAACGTTCTGCTGTGCTTTGAATCTGCGCTCTCTGTTTTTGCAGAGATGTTAAAGTTGCTTGTGCTTTATTAAGTTCACCTATAGTAGCTTCCCTCGTTGACCGAACGTATTGAGGCGTAGCTTCTGAAGGAAATCCAGAACCTCCCGGCATTCCCATAGTTGGAGGTCTTGAAGTATCAGGAATCATAGTAGTAACTCTTCCAGTGTTTATAACATTTTCAGCATCTGCTATCCTTCTATCAATATCAGCTATATCATCAGCGGCACGTGTTGCTAATTCTGTAGGTGTTAAGTTTTCTACTTCTGTAAGTGTTTGTTCTGCGGGCGGTGATCCTCCTGCAGGTGGTGTATTACCCGCCCCACTTATAGGACGTGCTTGACCCGTCCCGTCATCAAGTCCTGTGAGAAGCTGCCGATAGTCAAATGGAGTCTGCTGCATACGATACGCATTCATTGCATTTTGATAATCACGTAACTGTCTAAGTGCATCAGTATCACCGTTGGCTGCTCGCATCTGCAACTCTTTCATGTTCGCATCTTCTTGTGCGCCTTTAAGTTTTGCTGCGTCTAGTTGTCGTTGCTGCGCTTTCTGCGCTAACCCTAGATTCATTGACGCTGCTGTACCTGCGCGACCGGGATTAGCCATCCTATCTAACATACTTGCGATAGGTCTAATCAATGCAGGAGTTGCTGCAAGAGTTTCATCACGCGGATCACGATAAACTTGTTCTGGCACACCTTGCGCTGACAGATATTCCCTGCCTTCTGGAGTTAGTTGCAATCCTGCAAGCGCCCGTTTCTTTTCTTCTTCTGTTGCCATTTTATATTTTCCTTAAATTCACCAGTTACAGCCTAACACATACACGTTAGAGTAGAGTCAAGAACATAACAATACATAGACTGTAACTGGCTAAAATCATTACCAACCCAAATTTTGCATCTTGCTAAAGTTATCTAACGAAGAAGGTTGATTTGCTTGAAATCCTGCCGACTGTCTTCCAGTAGTCATCGCTTGATTAAAAAAGTTACTTGCTTGGTTTCCAGTGTTCGTTGCTAAGTTAGGCTGCGTAAACGTTTGTGTATTAAACTGTCCTGCTGGCCTACCTAACGCAACTTGTAGAGGATCAAAGCCACTCTTTGCTGCTGGTAAGAATGATGTTGCAACACCTAACGCTTGCCCTAACGCATTGCGCTTTGCTTGCGCACCCTGACCAAATGCTTGTGCTTTAGAAACAATGTTCATAAGCGACTGCGGCCCACCTAAGTTACCAGATGTTTGCTGCTGTCTGTTTAAGAACCTATCAACTTCTGCACGTTCACCGCCAGAAAGTTCACCAGTAAATTTACCTGTCGCTGGATCAACAAACTGATTCAACAAATCACGTGTCAAGTTACCTGCTTGATCTCTTGTACGATAATAAGGATCATCTACCTGACGCTTCAGTGCTTCAGTTTCATCTACCAAAGCTTTTCCCGGCCCACGCATCGCAGTTACATCAGCACCTAGCCGACGCATCATTTGTTTAAAAGCTTCATCAGACTGAAGTTGATTAAACTGCGGTTGAAAAGCTTGTTGCTGTGCTAGGGTTTGTGCTGTAAATTGTGGCCCATACTGTTTAAGAAACTCTAACTGGCTTGCAAGATCCATACCTGCCTGACCGCGTAGCATCTGCTGATAGCCGGGATAAAAACGTTTAGTTGCTTTATAAGCATCTTCTGTAGTTTCACCTACAGAAGGTGTTGGCGTACCTCCAAAAACTTTACCTGCACCATACTGTAGCCCCATTTTCAGAGCGTCTTGCACAATGTCATTACCAAAAAGGCCGTCGTTATTTAAAGGGTTTAAGTAATTAAGACCTTGTGTAAATATATTGTCTCCCATATCAGCTATTCTCCATTAGACCAGCTTGTTCCAGTCTATAAGTTAAGTAATTAATTTTCTCTGCAGCTTGCTTAAAGGCAGCTTTTATTTCTGCAGCATCGTAAGCGTCACCTATTGTAGGTATTGTAGTGGGATCACTACTAACGCTTGCACCTGCAGTTACTGCTGTAGTGCCGCTATCACCGCCAACGGTTGCGATGTCTGCCACGTGTGTGCAACGTTTCGCCACACCCTCTGCAGACGTAGTGCTAGTTGCAACTGATAACGATTCACGCCACGTATTCGCGGCAGATCGTGATGCAAACAAAACGCTATCGTCTGTAAATTTTGTACTATCTACTTGTTTAGCCATAAGCTTGTGTCATTAAAGGATTCTTCGGTGTCTGATCTATTGTCTCAGCAGATATCATAGACAATGAAGCACTATTGTTCCATTCAATAGTATAACCTAACTTCAATCCACTACGTCCTTGCTGAAAGTTAAATAAAAATTGTTGTATCTTGTTCTCGTTGTTCCACATTATAGGATACTTCTCGTTAAAACCTACTGCAGTAGCTAACGGCGCTACAATAGTTTTGCTAACAGTTCCCGGCGTTTCTGATTTACGTGAGTTACTTATGAGTGAGGACTTAACTGTACCTTCACCAGTAAATCGTACGAAACCTTTTGTGTAACTTTGGTTTATCTCACCCGTACTTTCAAAAATACCTGTGAGAGATGTAGAGCCAGCAGGTTCACCTGCGTTATCAGTTAAAGTAAACGTAGCACCTGCATCATGAGGCGCAGCGCCACCACCAGTAAAGTGTATCACAGTACCGACTGCCATATCAAACGGAGTCGCAGTAACTGGTAAAGCGAACACACCTTTCATAGATGTGCCGGGATCAGTGTGCGCTGTGTTAACACCTTCTGGACTAACATCATGAGGTGTGTCTAAACGAATCGTATCAAACTCCCAACGCTCAATGTTGTTAAACAACGTACGGAATTGTAGCGGCTTTTGTTCAACCTCAACTGTACCAGTGTTAAAGCCTTTTGTTTGCACAAAGCTGTCATTGTACTGTGCGCCGGTAAACAATCTAAGCAGCTTGCCGTTAGACGTTGCTGCGTAAACTTCGTGTGTAGTGTCAGTATCTATCTTTGAGAATTGTATGATCTCACCAATCGGTGTACCTGTGTCATCTTGGTACATGTCAATTGATACAAACTTTTGCAACGTACCATCATAAACAAGAACACCGTAACCATAAATTGTTTTAACTGCGAAGAACGTGTAGTTGTCAAAGCTAATGACAGCGCCATTAAGTTGCACAATGTCTTCAAACACTTTGGCAATCTTTAGCGAGAACGCACTGTTACGTCCTTCGTTACGTAACTGCTTAACTGCGTTAAACGAACGAAGTCCTTCACTATCTATAAAAGCAAAATCACCAAGAACATCTACAAAAGAAAATTGATTTACAACAGAAGCGCCAAACAAATATTGCTTTCTGTATGTAGGCTCACCAAACAAATTAACATCATACGTCGGTGTTATAGCAAAACAACCTGTGCGTGTACCTACGAACAAGCTTGTTGTGTTTAGCGGTGCGATACATGTAATCTTTTCGTAGCTTACTGGATAGCCCATAACTTCTGCACCTGCAGTAGCTTCGTCTGATCCAATCTTAGCACCTGCCTCGTCAACAGGTATCATAAAATCAATTGGCCTACCCGTAACACTCTGATAAATTTTGCTACCATCAGCACTTACCATGTAAAGCTTACCATGAAAGTAAACCATCTGCTTACCGATAGGTACATACTCTCTGCAAACAACACCATCAATCGTTGTACCCCACTCAGCAAATGTTCTGCACTTACGTACAGTTGCTGTTGCGCCTTCTTCTGTTGAAGAGAACACTAACAGATTAGGCTGGTTAACACCGTCTTGAAAAACAACGCCAGCAACAGTCTTAGCAAACTGTGCTACATCGTAATCTAACTTTAAAGAATTTGTAGTACCCGTACCCGTACCATCAGCAGCTTCTCTTGCCTTACGTGCAATGTCTAACGTAGAACCTGGCACCGACTGTATGAACACATGTTGCGCAGAAGGATCTAAGCGCATAGTAGCGTTCGTACTGGCATTCCATAACGTTGTCCATGCTATAGAGAATCTGTGCTTGTAGTAAGCGTTGCCGTCTTGAACAACTAAAATAAAATCACCTAACGCATACACAGCTTGTATGGGAACACCTGCAGTTAATCCTGCAGTTATATTCTCAGGCCGACGTACGGGACGCAGATCACCAAACCTATTGCGCACGTTAATGCCCAGACGATACTCGTCATCAGCGAGACGAGCGTCATCTACGGCCATGTTCATGCCGCCTATAAACGATGTTTGCGCGTAGCGAGCCATGTTAGTTTGTCATGATTGTGGCGTTTAAATACTGCTAACTGTTCTTGTCCACGTTCAAGATCAGCTTGACGACGTGCGAGTGACCGCGATGCTTTACGATCATGTAAGATCGCTTCTTCCATTTTACCCTGCTCCTCAAGAAACAATTCCATACATTTACTTACAAGTATGTTATCGTATCCCGGCGCAGGAAATTCATCAGTATCGTTTTGTAATCTTGTTAAAGCTTTCTTATAAAGAACCTGCACAGTGTGTGCATCATCCTGTGCAGCAGATGTTGAGAAAGGAAACTCACTAACATCAACAATAAGATACTTAGACTCTAAAGCGTTAGATGGTATCTCTGCATAAACTATGGATGTGTCAACGTAGTCTAGCAACTGTACCTTACCCTGTGTAGCTGCAGGTTTAGAACTGCGAGTAAACCCTATAATATCTGTTATAGGTACGCCGGGATCAGCCACAGTATCTGACTGTGTTCCAGCAGCAGTCCCAACTGCAGTTGTAGTATGCGCTATATTATAACTATCACTACGATCAGTTTTACAAACTAGATTAATAACCTCACTTGCTGCAGTAATACCAAAATATTTAATACGTAGTTTGTTTGTTGCGTTAGCTGCTCCGGTAATACTCGTTGGCAATGTACGCTGTATAGGGCTGTAGCCTTTTACACGAAATTTATTGTGGTCTGCTGACCAATTGTTTTCACGATAACGTTCTGTAAGTGGCACAGTTTCCCACATATCGTGGTTACTACCCTTCTCACGAATCTCACGAATCGTATAAACATCTGACGGCATGGCAATAGTCTTATCACCCTGCACATAAAACTCTGCTTCTTCTAACGAACCCGGCATATCAGACTGTTCGTAAAGTTCTTGTGCAGCTTCGTTTAAGTAATCAAGCAGCAACGCACGTTGGCTGGTATCGCTCGGAAGCATACCAACTTTCTTACCAAACCTATCTAATATATACTCTACGCTCATCGTTTAACCAAAGGTGCTGTACTAGGCTTGTCACGTTTTGTAACAGGCGCAGTTTCTTTTGTTGTCGTTGTTTTTACAACTGGTGTCATTTTCTTTCTAAATCATATTCAAGACGGTTTATTGTCTTGAGTGCTTCTCTTGTAAACTCTGGTGCAGCTAACGCAGCTTTCTCAAACTCAGGATGCTGCAACAATCGCTCACTGTTATTTAACTTCACGCTCACGCACCCGCTTAATAGCGTCATCAACAGCGTCATCTTTATCATCACGACGCTTCGCTGCACTAATCCCCCGCACTTCGCCAGATAACTTACCAAGTATCTTTTGAAGTGCAGGGAACAAAAGCAATGTCCTAAAAATTGCATAGAGTGCTTTTAGCATTTATTACGTTTTCTTATTACGCTTGCTGCTTGCTGCCTTACGTGAACGTTCTTTTCTATCAGCATCAAACTTCTTATAACCTTCTTCAGTCTGTTTGCTTTTCTTTTTATCAGCAGCAGTTGCCCGTTTAGTTTTAGGTTTAGTTCTATTAAACAATCCACTAACCTTTTTACCTATAGGGCTTTTCTTTAATCTAGTAAATGTACGACCTAGTGCTTGCTTGCCTTTAGGTGATCTACCTCTAGACGCAATAAGTTGTGCAATTAAAGCAGCATCAAGTGCAGCATGCGGCCCTTTACTTTTTACAGCATCCATCATAGATTCACGGCCTTTCATATTTACGGGCATATCATCTAGGTAGGTACGTTTTTTACCTGTCGGTTTTGCAGGTGCTTTCTTCTTAGGTGTAACTATTTTTGGCGCTGATTTGCTTTTTAGTATTCCTGCACCTGATGCCATTGCTCGTGGCGTTACTTTTTTCTTAACAACTTTCTTAGGAATTGTTGTACCTTTAGGTGTACGCAATGCAGTTCTGTTACGACCGCCAGCAGTAGACTTAGGTTTAGGTAATGGTGTAACATACTTCTTACCACCAACCCTAGCGTTCTTCTTAGCTATACGCTTTTTAGTAGCAGCCTTTGACATTTCCATCAAACGCTGACCACCTTTTTTTCTTCTACCGTAAGCCATGTCTTATACTTTCTTTTCTACTTTGCTGACACTGTGTCTGACAAAGATTGCTAGTATAGAGGTAACACCTACGTTAAGTGCTGCACCGATTTCCAGATCGCCTGTCAG